CTGTTACTGTAAATTCTGATGATCCTGAGTCTGCAACTGCAACAGAAGTTACTGTTCCACCAGCACTAGGAAATACCTGTGTGTATGAAATAGAACTAGAACCAAGTGTAGCACTAGTATCTGTTGTACATAAAAATATATCATCAGCATGGGTAGAACCTTCTGATACTAAAATTAAATGACCAGCTATTTCTGATATAATATCAAATTCTGGATCTCTTGAAGCAGCTCCTGATGCTACAACAATATATAAACCATTTTGAGATGCAGTAGATTGGTCTTTTAATAAAACTCTATCTCCTGTTGCTAATGTAACACCATCTAAGGTATCACCATTTTCTAATGCTGTAGAAATATTAACATTTGCAGTAGAAGCAACTCTTGCAATAACTCTTGTTCTTAATCCAGTAACTAAAGTATCAACGTAATTTTTAGTAGCGGCTTCAGAAGAAACTGAAGGATCACCTAATCCTGTAATTGTTCCACCAGTTAAAGCTACGTTGTTTGCATTTTGGGTTGCAATAGTTCCAAGACCAAGTGTAGTTCTTTGTGCTGATGCGTCTGCATCATCTAATAATGCTTTACCAGCAGTTGTTAAATCAAATACTGCGGCAGTTCCTGATCCTGTAAATTGAATACCTTTATCAGCAGCAGAAGTTAATCCTGCGATAGCTGCAAGTTCAGCATCATATGCTTGTACGTCTGTACCAATAGCTAAACCTAAATTAGTTCTAGCAGTAGATGTAGAAGATACATCAGATAAATTATTTGAAGCTGTAAGTTTAGTTCCAAGTTGCGTTTGAATAGCACTTGTTACTCCAGATACATAACCAAGCTCAGTAGCTGTTACAGAAGATACTGCAACTTTACCAGAACCATTAGATGCTAAAGCTCTATCTGCTGTTAAGTCAGATGATAGAATTGTAGTAGCAGCACCTGTTATTGTAGCTTGTTTAGAATCTATTTGGGTTTGTATTGCAGATGTAACTCCATCTAAATATCCAAACTCAGTATTTGAAACAGAACCATCATGAATTTTTGTAGCAGCAATTGCAGCTGAAGTTGCAACTTTAGCATTTGTGATAACTAATTCAGGAATTGAATCATTAGTCTTAGTTAATATTGCAAGATAAATTGTAATAGCTTCGTTAGATAATGAACCACTATCCCATGTAACTGTTACTGTAGTATTTGTTGAAAATGTTGTTGCACTAATTGTACCAAATATAGTTCCTGTTGCAGAACCTTCTGCTTTTACTCTACGACCAACATGATAATAAGTTGTTACATCTACAGCAGATACTGTGAATGAAGTTGCTGATGCGTAAGTAATAGTAAAACCATTATCTCCATCACCATAAATAACCCATTGAGAATCGTTATACCATTCTCTAATTTCAGCACCTAAACCTCTAAAACAGTTATTAATATTAGAAGGCAACATACCTTCTGCTGTATTAATACTTCCTATTGTAGTGTTATTTGCTGCGGTTGTACTATAATCTTTTATTCCTGCCATATTAATCTCCCATGAACCATGTGAAAACTTTATCGTTTTCTGTGTTAAATTTATTTATATAGACATTTACTGCTTCTTCAACCTGTCTTTGAAAATATTCTTGTGTCTCAAAAGAATATCTAACATTATCTAAATCTTTTTCAACAATATCTACCATTATCTATATCCTGCTCTACTTGCAATAATATCAATGCCTTGTGCATGATTCCAGTTAGTACCGGATGCAATCTTAACATTAGCTCTAACATATCTACCTGATTTTCTAACAGGGTTTAATCCACTATTAGTCATTGTAGAGCTTGTTGATTCAGCTTCTGTATCTGCAAGACGTTCTCTTGTTTTAATAGTAACCGTTGCTGTTGCATCAACAATGGGTCTAATACCAGTAATATTAGATCTTGAGTTTGGAAATATTTCTAATTCTCTAGTTTCAATTTCAGCTTCTAAAGCATTGCCTGCAAATATAGCTGCTTTAAAATCATTATCAATTGCACCTAAATATAATTGTCCACCATTCCAAAAGTCTGTGTCTAATGCAATATTAATATTATCTAAGTTAGTAGATATAATATCCATTAACTCTACAGTATATGCACCAACGAACTGAGAAAATATTTGGCTAGCATTAACTTCTGCAATAGACCATTTCTGAGTTGCGTAATTATAAATTAAAATCCTATCACAAATACCAGTTGTATTATTTGTATTATTAGCTGATGGATATAACCATAAAGCAAGTTGATTAAATGGGTCAACGGTTGCAACAATTCTATCTGTGTATGCTTTATTTAAATCAGCATCAAAAAATCTATTAACTTTTTCTGCGCCTATAGCAATAATGTTATCACCGTCTATTTGAAAAAATCCGTCATCAGCATAAAAGAATACTCTTCTATTATCTTGACAAACAGTCTTTCCATAAACTGCACCTCTGTTTGGAGATATAACTGATAATCTAAATACAGTTGCACCGCCTACAAAGTCTATACGAATAATTTGGTTTTGTCTAAATACATAACCTACTTCGCCTGATGTAACCGCTACAACTCTACCGCCTGAACCTGGTAAATCTTGAAAGTCTGCTGATTTAGAACCCTCAGTCCAAGTTGAAATATCATTTATACCAGACCATTGAATTCTATTTGTTGCACCAGATATGTTTCCAGTAACTAAAAAATCTCTAATAACTCCTGATACTCTAAACAAAGGTGGACTACCATCTGTTGCAATAGCAGATAAATTATTAAATGCAGTTGAAGTTCCCATTAAATAATATTGTGGAGCATCAACACCGTTACTTGCTATGACGTAATTTCCAAATTGAGTAAATGTAACAAAGTCTGTATCTCCACCTGTTAATGGAGTACCACCAACAAAGTTAGTTGTTGTTAATCTTGTAGTATCAGTAGATACGTTAGTTAAATTATCTCTTCCTACAGCAGCTCTTGTAACTGTAACTACTGCGCCAACTACTGTTGCAGAAAAATCTACATGGTTATCAATAGTAGTTTTTAAATTTGTAGCTGTGGTATTATTATCTGTTTGAACTTGAAATTCTAATGCAGATGGAGAGCTTGTAGTAGCAGTAAATGTTACTGTTGTTCCATTATTTTTAGACAATGTAATAGTACTACCAGCTGCAATATTCGCATAATCAGAAACTGTAATTGTGCAAGTTGCAAATGAATTATTTAATAATAATCCTTTAGCACCTACTTCTGTAAATGAACCTGAACTTAATTCGTAAATGGTATCTTTAGTTGCAACAAAATTAAAAACAGTATTAGTATTATCTCTGAATGACCCAGCACCCTTAGAATTTGCTGTAGCTGTATTGGAGCTATAAGCAACCAAACTTTTAAATGGTTTATAACCTTGTAAAGCATAATATACATTCTTAGCAACGTTCGCACCTGGATTCAAGTGTTCTGGTTGATCCGGTAACCATTCACCAAAAGGTACTTGCATAGCTATTATTCAGTTATTGTTGTAACGTATCTTCTTGTAAATGGAGAAGCGACTGTAACATCGGATCTAATTTGTAATGGAGATCCAGAAAAAGAATCTTCTCTATCATTTAATTCAATTCTTTCAAGAGCTGTTTGATACATTTGCGACCATTGTTGAACTTGGTTAGGATCAAAACCACCTAAGAAATTAGCAGCATGAAATAAACTACCATATAAATAAACAGCAGGGTGGTCAGTTAAAATATAATTAGAAGTATTTTGAGATGATAAAGCTGTGAACTTTTTATAAAAATTTAATATACCAGTATAAGTGTTATCTGGTCTTGGTGCAAATCTAAATGTTGAACCTAATATAGTGTATGTGCTTGGAACACCAGTTGTTGAAGATGCTTTAACAGAATCCATTTGAGCTGGTGAAATAAAAGTCATTGGAAACTTTTGACCATTACTTAAAATATAAAAATCTCTTACTTGTAAAAATCCTGTAGGTACGTTTTCAGTTTCGTCATTAATAGTAATTGTTGCTTGGTCATGCATCTGACGTATTCTTAATTTAGCATTTAAATCTGCTTCAGTAAGAACAATAAAATCATCTGATATTTCAGATGTTAAATCTGTTCTGTTTAACCAATTAGCTATTGTTGTTTTTAATTCTGTGTATGTGCTTAAAGCCATTATAATCTACCTGGTGCTGTTCTGAAAAATTGAAATTCAGAACTGTTTAATTTCTTTTTTAATATTTGTTTTTGAACATCCGATGGTAAAGCAAACCAATTTGAATCACCATTATATTCTTTAGTCCAAATTTCTAAAACTAAAGTTGGAATAGAAGCAACTCTTTTTAAATCTTTAGATTTAGAATAGCCATTGTTCTCTGTGTATAATTTTTTATTATGCTCAACAATGGGCTTGTAATCTATGTTTCTTTCAATAACAACCTTATCTTTTTCTTGATGATAAGTGGTTGTCATCAAACCTTCTTTTTCAACTACCTTTGTCATACTCTGCCTTGACCAGCGTATTTCTTTTTAGTTACTTTTTTATTTGGTCTTTTACTATGTCTGCCTGGTCTTTTCTTTTTTGTTTTTTTAAAAAAGACGTAACCAAATGCGCCTTTGGCTTTTTTCACTATTTGGACATTTGACTAACAGAAGCAGTTCCGCCAGAAGCAACTTGTATAAAGCTAATTTTCTGACCTGGATTTACTCTGATAATCTCAATTACGTTTGCTGGTAAATATGTATCACTAGAAGTTGCAACAGGTGTTCCTGCTATTTTATAATAAGCAGCAGTAGTTGCTACAATTCTAATATGATTTATTCCAGAAGCGAAAGCAGCGCTAGCCGCAGCTGTTCCTGTGTAAGAAACGTTTTCATTTGATACAACTGCAAAAGCTGGATCTGTACTATTGCCTGCCATTATTCATTCTCCTCATCTTCATCGTTAATATTTGTGTGGTCATCATCTTTACAATTCTCACACTCCTGTTTCTTTGATTGTTCGTATCTTAAATCTTCTAATAATTCAATGATACTATCAATTCTTTCATCTAAACTTAATTCTTTTTTCTTTTTAGCCATTTGTTTTCCTCTAGTTAAATGGGGATATTGCTATCCCCACTATAATTATCTTCTAATAATAACAGTTATATCTAATGGTTGAGTCGTAGAAGATCCACCATCTGAAGTAATAGTTATATAATCACCTTCTTCAACATTGTTAGCAGCTGTTGGTTCAGCAGTATCAATATCTCCAGCAGCAGATCCTGAGAAAGCAACTGTAAATCCACCACCTGTTACAGTAGTTCCATTTACAGCACTTGTCACAGCAGCATTAGCTGTTGTTATTGCGCCACCTAATACAGAAATAATTTTAATAATTTTACCTCTGTCAGGTACAGCAATGTTAACTGAACTAGCAGCAGATACATCGGCTAATCTAGCAGTTAAAAAGTAGTCGTTTAATGTTCTCATTTTATTTTTCCTTTGTTTGCTTCGTTCCGTCTTTAGACTTCAAAGACCAAACTAAGTTAAGTTAGATATAGGGGAGAATAATCCCCCCTATATTTTTTGGTTTATTATGATGTTGTTAAGTCAGCAACAATTCCTGAACCAGCTTCGTTTCTAGATTCAAGAGTGTACTCAACTAACAAGAATTGCTTCATAGCATCACCAGTTTTTGCTAAATCTTCTAAAGAGAAATCTCTTAAGAAAGCTACAGCAAATAAATCTGGAGTTACAACGAAAGCATCTCTAGCTCTTTGGAATCTGTTTGGTGTTACTTGTAAAGCACCGAAATCAGATTCGTACACATCAACCGCAGCAACTAATCTTTTGTTTTCAGCTGGGTCAAATCTTGTAGATCCACCTGTAAAACCAGAAAGTTTCTGCTTGTTGAAAGAACCAACCATAACCATTGAAGGGTCTCCACCGTTATCCCATACTGATTTGATAACAGTTTTTAGTTGATCCTCTGTGAAAGCTCTTTGAGTTCCATCAGTTCTAGCATTTGTTCCAGATGTTCCTGGAGCAGAACCAGAAGCACCAGCGCTTTGGTTAGTTTTTAACCAAGAGCCAAGTCCTGATAGTTCTCTAGCTGTTGAGTCATCCCCAGCAACTTGAGCATTGTTGTCGCAAAGCGATGTTTCCATATCTCTTTTAAGCTCTTTTGATGCTTTAGAGATTTGGTATGCAAGCTCAGAATTTCTTCCAGCTTTGTTAACCGCTTCTAACGTTCCGGAAATGATAACAGATTTTGTAGCAATCTGAGTAACGTTTCCTTTTCTTGTTGTGCTAGACGGAGCAGAGAATGATACTTCATCTCCTTCAATCTGAGCATTAGTTCCACTAGCAGCTGCTAATGAATCTAGTTGCCATTCATGGTTAACAGCAGTCGCTTTAGTTTTAGCGATGCTTGACATGAAAGGCGTATCAGTTGGAGATATATTATAGATAATATCTGTAAGATCTTCTCTAAGTCCAACTGCATCGTACTTACTATATGTGCCTGATACTTGAGCCATATTAGTCTCCTTTTATTTTTTGTTGGTTATAATGTCATAGAAGATGCTTGCCGCATCGTTGACATTGCCTGATTTTTTGAGACGACCCAACTTTTCCTTACGCTTTTGGAAGTTAATATCATTACTATCCTTTTTCACACCTGAAGATAAAAACTTACCTGGCTTAGATGCTTGCGCAGCTGATACAGGTTTTACATTTTTCATATTACGGTACTTTAAAGCATCGTTAACTAACATAACAATTCTATGGTCATAGATTTGTCCAATCTCAGCATCTTTAAATCCATAAGAATTTAAAAAATTTCTAAGATTATTTTTAGTTGCACTAGCTTTTTGAGCATCATTAAACTCTGGCATTTTTTCTGCCAAGATTCTTTGTTGCTCTTGTACGTATGAACTAAGTTGTCTTTGTTGTTCCTGTTGTAACTTCTGAGCAGCTTCTATCATCTTCTCTTTTTTAAGGCGAAGTTGACGTTCTACTTTTGTAGCTTCAACTGGATTTTCTTCATACAATTGATTTAGATCAATTTTACTTGCATCTTCATTCAACTGTTGTTGTGCAAAAGCTAAGATTTGATTTAATTCCGATAAACGTTTGGAATAGTCTTGCCTTTGTTGATCCGCTTCAGACATGAATTGCTTTTTTTCAAAAGATAATTCTTCTGTCTTTCTACGGTAGTCAGCATCTCTGGAATAACCTCTTTTTAATTCATCTAAGGTAACCTTTAATTCTTGACCAGCTACTTTTACAGTAAAGGTGGAATTAGGTTCTTTCTGAATATCATCTGTTTGTTCCTCAGATACTTCAGTTTCAGAAACTTCACTAGTCTCTTGTTCGGTTTCTGTTTGCGCTTCTGCTTGAACCTCAGGTTGATCTGTTTCAGATTCCTGATTTATTGGTTCTTCAGTAACGTCTTGTTTTTCTTGAACTTGAGCATTTTGCTCAGGTTTATTTTCAGCTTCTGGTTTTTTAACCTCAGCTTGTTTTTCATTTACTTTTCCAGTTTGCGGATTAAGCAATCCTGAAATTGATTTTGCAGCTATCTGCACATCAGACGCAGCTCCCTTTACAGGGTTAGCCATTAACTCTGACATATTGTCTCCTTTTGGTTGAAGTTCCGCAATAATGCGGTTGACCTATTCTAATTTTTATTATTAGAATTTTTGACCCTCAATGGATTTTCTGAAATCTTCTAATTGTCTCTTAGCAAGTTTTCCAGTTTCCATTATCTCAATAAAGTGTTGTTCCACTTTGTGAACGATTTGGTATGCTAGCCATAATTTTTCTCTAGCATCCTGTTCGTTAACGCCTGTATTTAACAGACTTTGAGAGTACAATTTCTTTAAATTCTCAATCGCTTCTACAAAAATTGGATTTGATAAACCTAATCTTGCTTTTTCTGATCTACTAACTTCCGATTGGAGTTTCGTTTGATCCATTTGTTCCATTTATTGTTTGTGCGTTTTGTATTTCTTGTTCTAACTGTTGCGTAGCTTGTTGAGCTGCACCGAAATTTTTAGAAAGATTTGCAACTATAATTTTATTCAAATCAGCTTCTTGTTTCAGTTTAGCAGAATCAATTTGCGTACTATATTTTAACTCTAATTCTTTTATTTTTGATTGAAAGTCAAGAACCATTTGCTGATTTTTCATTTGCAATTCTTTAAATTGTAATTCTAAATCAGCTTGTTTTCGTTTGTTTTCAGCATCTATTCTAGTAAATTCAATCTTTTCAATAGGTGTTAAAGCAGGTGGTTGTGGTGGTTGAATATATTGCATACCTACATCTGGGTTAACAAAGTAATTCTCTGTATTTTTAAGACCAGCATTTTCAATCATCTTAGATAACGTATTATAAATATTTTTTAACGTTACCATTGGAAATTCTTTTCCACCTTGCAAATTAAATGCTTGAATTTGTCTTTCAAGAATACTGTTTAATATTACTAATTGTTGTTCTTTAGAACCAGAACCTAATCCAACTACAATATTAATATTATATTTATCTTTCCATTCAGTTG